TTAGAGTTTAACAAAATGAGTAAAGTCAAATGTGGGGTCAGAAGTTATTGTAGGGAATGTCAAAAAATTGAATCAAAAAAATACAGATTAGAGAACAAAGAAAAAATTAAAGAATATAACGATAGGTGGAATAAAGAAAACCAAGAATATTATAAAAAATATTTTGAAAAATATTATATCATTAACTATGAAAATGAAAAATTAAGAAAACTTGAATGGTCTCGTAATAATAAAGAATATTTTAACAATTATAATAAAAAAAGAAAGCAGGAAGATTTATTATTTAGATTATCACTTGATATGAGAAATTCTGTTAATAGATATTTAAAATACCGATCAAAAAAAACTTTTGATATTGTTGGATGCACACCTCAAGAATTAAAAGAACACTTAGAAAAACAATTTAGTAACGGTATGACTTGGGAAAATAGAGTAGAGTGGCATATAGATCATATAATTCCATTATCTTCGGCAAAAACTGAAGAAGAACTTTACAAGTTATGCCATTATACTAACTTACAACCTCTGTGGGCGATTGAAAATATGAAAAAAGGAAACAAAATTGTTGAACCATCTAATGGTATGATAAATGAATAAAACATTATTGGTTGACGGAAACAACCTTTTAAAAATTGGTTTTCATGGTGTTAGAGATTTCTATCATAATGGAAAACATGTTGGTGGAGTTTGGCACTTTCTAAACACTCTTCGTAAATTCTTAGAAGAACACAACTATAACAAAGTTGTGGTTCTTTGGGACTCTAAAACTTCATCGGCTCAGAGAAGATTAATCTATCCTAAGTATAAGTTAAATCGTAAATCATCTGAAACAGAGTCGAAAGAGGAATCTTTTTTGGAACAAAAAGGAAGGGTTAAACAATACCTTGAAGAGATGTTTGTAAGACAACTGGAGACAGAACACGCAGAAGCTGATGACTTGATTGCTCACTACTGTAAAGTGTCTTTAGACGAAGAAAAAACAATCTTCTCGAGTGATAGAGATTTAACTCAATTAATTGGAGAAAAAGTTTCCATTTATTCACCATCCACAAAACAATATTATAAGTTGGGAGACAAAATAAAACTTCATGATATTGAAGTTCCCCACTATAATGTTAAAACAATCAAAATCCTCACCGGTGATAGTTCCGACAATATTGATGGAATATTCTATCTTGGTGAGAAGACTTTGGTAAAAATGTTTCCTGAACTACTTGAAGAAAGGGTAGAACTGTCCTATATTTTAGAAAAAAGTGAAAAACTTTTAAAAGAAGAAAAAGGAAACGTAGCTCTTCAAAACCTACTTAGTGGGAAAACAAAAGAGGGTATTTTTGGTGATGAGTTTTTTGTAATAAATGAAAAACTTGTCAATTTAGAAAATCCACTTTTGAATGAAGAGGAAAAAGAATTAGTTGGACTATATTACTCAGAGTCGATGGATCCCGACGGAAGAGGACATAGAAATCTAATTCGAATGATGATGGAGGACGGGTTTTTTAAATACTTACCGAAGGGTGACGACGCTTGGGTAAGTTTTTTAAAACCATTTCTCAAATTGACAAGAAAAGAAAAACAAAAATTTAGAAACAAAAAAAAGTAAAAAACAAATGAAAGAACAGGACATAACCAAAGTAGAATTCTTGTTAATGTGTAACGACAACATTGTAGTTCAAAGATTTTTCAATGTAAGAGGGTTCAACAAAAATGCTCACAAATCTGAAGAATTTTATAACCATATTGAAGGTCTTTGCCGTGGTTTGAAATATGATTTGAAAATGAGATCGGTAGTTTATTTATTGGACAATCAATATGAGATTTCTGAAAACCCTGAAATTCTAAACACCTCAATTACTGAAGGTCCAGAAAATTTTAATTTAATTATTAAGGTCGGAGACATGACAATTTGTCATAGGCAGTTCGACGCAAAAGTATACCCACCAAAGGTCAGATACACCGTAGACCTACGGCCAAAGTTAAAATCAATCATGGCTGAGCTAACTGACATTTTTTCAGCTAAAAATTTTAATTATTTTTATCCCAACTTTATCAAAAACTAATACTATTTATCTTTACTAAAAGAGAAAAAACATATGGCGACTAGTAAAAATTTTGAGTATTTAGGGAACACTTTTCAATTACAACTTTTAAATCAAATTATTGTAGATAAGGACTTTTCACACTCTATTCTTGATGTTATTGAAAACAATTATTTTGAAAACAAGTATTTTAAAATAATCATTCAGATGGTAAAAGAGTATTATCTAAAATATGATCATACACCTTCATTTGAAACTCTTGAACAAATAACCAAATCTGAATTACAACAGGCAACAGCATCTAAAATTGTATTGGATACAATCAAGAAAATTAAGGATGCACCTATTGATGGCGTAGGTTTTGTTCAAGAAAAAGCCTTGAAATTCTGTAAACAACAAGAACTTCAGAAGGTTATGGGAAAAGCACAAAAGATCATTGACGGGGGTGAGTTTGAAAACTACGACACCCTCGAAGAGATGGTAAAGACGGCCCTTCAGGTCGGATCAAAAGATACATCAATGTTAGATGTATTCTCAAACCTTGACCAAGTTCTTGAAGAGGATTACAGACACCCAATTCCGATGGGAATTCCAGGAATCGACAGACTATTAAAGGGTGGTTTGGCAAAAGGAGAAATTGGTGTTATCTTAGCCCCTACGGGTGTTGGTAAATCAACGATCCTAACTAAGATGGCAAACCACGCATTTAATCTCGGATTTAACGTTCTTCAAATCTTCTTTGAGGATAACTCAAAGGTGATTCAAAGAAAACACTTTACTTTATGGACTAAAGTTCACCCTGACGATTTGTCAGAAAAAAAGGATGAAGTTATGACCAAAGTTAAAGAGATTGAAGATACGATGCCAAACAAGTTGATTTTGAAAAAATTACCATCAGATACACTTACGATGTTACAAATCAAAAACCAAATTAGAAAAATGGTATCTGACGGGATCAAAATTGATATGGTAGTTTTAGATTATATTGATTGTATAGTTCCTGATAAGAATCTTGGTGACGAATGGAAAAGTGAGGGGTCTGTTATGAGGGCATTTGAGGCTATGTGTCACGAAATGAATTTAGTTGGATGGACCGCAACACAAGGAAACAGGTCATCAATATCTTCAGAAGTTGTGACCACAGATCAAATGGGTGGATCAATTAAAAAGGCACAAGTTGGACACGTTATTATATCGGTAGCAAAAACCTTACAACAAAAAGAATTAAAGTTGGCAACAATTGCAATAACCAAGTCTCGAATTGGTGATGATGGTGTGGTATTTGAAAATTGTAAATTTGATAATGCCATGATTGAAATTGATACTGAAAGTTCAATGACTTTCCTTGGTCTTGAAGAACAAAAAGAGGAAAGACAACGACAAAGAGTTAGGGAACTTCTTGAAAAAAGAAAACAAAAAGAAACACAAACAAATTAACAAAATAATTAAATTATAAACATGGAAAAAATATTAGTAGAAAATCCTAGTAGATTTGTGATATTTCCAATAGAACACAATGATATATGGGAATTTTATAAACAACACCAAGCAGCATTTTGGACGGCAGAAGAGGTTGATTTAACCAATGATATTAGAGATTGGGAAAAATTAACAGAGAATGAGCAGTATTTTGTTAAAAACGTTTTATCCTTCTTTGCGGCATCGGATGGTATTGTAAATGAAAATTTGGCCGAAAACTTCTATAGAGAAGTCCAATATCCTGAGGCAAAATTTTTCTACGGATTTCAGTTGGCAATGGAAAACATTCACTCATTAATGTATTCATTATTAATTGATACGTATATCAACAACCCAAAAGAAAAGGATGAGTGCTTTAATGCTATTGATAGGTTACCGGCAGTCCAAAAGAAGGCTAAATGGGCGTTAGACTGGATTGAAAACGCATCATTTGCCGAACGTTTAGTTGCATTTGCCGCTGTTGAAGGAATATTTTTCTCAGGTTCATTTTGTTCTATCTTTTGGTTGAAATCAAGAGGAATCATGCAAGGATTGTGTAACGCAAATTCTCTAATAT